CCTAAAGGATCCGGCAGAAACCGCCGTTACGTGGATTTCGTATAAGTCTGTTCCAGTCCTTTGGTTAACGACGATTAAGTCGCTTGTTCCAACGGTTGAGTTGGTCACGGTGAATGATGCAAAAGTCGGCGATCCAGCCGCGCTGACGAGCGTAATCCTTCCAACGGGGTTATTTATTGTAACGCCGGTTGTCCTGCTGGTGGCCTGTGTGACGCTGGAACCAGAGCCAGCGCCATAGCCAAGGAGGCTTGTTCCAATGACCAAGCAGTCGCCGCTGCTATCAATCTTGAACCTGTCCGTTACGCTTCCAGCGCCATCGCTTGTGGTCGAGAATATTATAGCGCCCGGAACATCACCAGAAGAAACGGCTCCGTCAACATCGAAGGTAATTCTTGCCGATGACCTCCAAGCGGCTCCGTCGTAGATGTTTCCGCGAATCGTAAGGATGTCATCGCCGCTTGCGGCTGCGGTAATCGTGGTGGTGTCGCCGCCACGGGCTTTGTACCCCTCGTAGAATACACCACCTGTGCCAGTAGTCTGGTTTCCGAGGCCAACTGCGGTCGCAGAGCCAGTCGCGCTCCACCCAATATACTGCGAGCCCGTCGCCCCGACGGCGGCATTGGCAACAGTCTTTGTGTTGGCGTTCTGGACGTTATATATGGCATTCGCGGTGGATTGAATTCCTCCGGTGAAGGTCTTGAGGCCCGCAAAAGTTTGGGCCGCAGTAAGCATTGCGACTGTGTCACCCTCAACCGCAATCACACCTGCGGAGACCCGTGTGATTGTTGTGTCGGTTGCATTCCCGATGTTTACACCGGCAAACTGAGGGCTGTCTCCAGTGCCAAGGCCGAGGTTTGTAGCGGCTGCGGTGGCAGAAGACGCTCCAGTACCGCCGTCTACAACAGCAAGGTCGGTAATGCCGGTAATCGAACCGCCAGTGATCGAGACGTTGTTCGCGTTCTGCGTCGATATTGTCCCGAGCCCTGATGTAGCAATTGTTATGGAGTCGGCTGTCGCGTTTGTCGTAAGGGCGATATTTGTCCCGGCGACCAGCGTAAGGGTGTCCGCAGTGCTATCTGCAACCACGTTCGACTGGCCAGAGACAGCAATCGTCTGGAAAATGTTCTGGTCTCCGGTGTTTGTTCCGGAGCTTGTTCCACTGAACGTGCCGTTCTGTGTGGAGAGGGTACCGAGCCCAGTGATGTCGGTGTTCGGGATTGTGTTTGACGCTGTAAAGGCAGCAGTCCCGTTGCCCTTGATGTATCCTGTGAGCGTTGATGCTCCGGTTCCGCCATCTGCGACTGCGAGGTCTGCAATCCCGGTTATTGATCCTCCGGTGATCGTTACGTTGTTCGAGTTCTGCGTTGCGATAGAGCCAAGGCCAAGCGTCGTCCTCTGGGCAGATGCGTCTGCATCATCAAGCAACGCGCGGCCAGCGGAAGTGCAGGTGATTTCAGTTACGCTACCCGCCGTTACAGTGCCGAGAAGGCTGTTCGCGTTTGCCGTGAGGTTGTGCTCAGCGTTCCAGTTGGAAGGCTGAACAAGGGTCGCATCGCCGCTGTCCGCGACGTTCGATGTAAACGCATGCTTCAGAGAGACCGTCACTTGGCCACCTCTTAGGCGATACGGATGATGGCGTCAGTCGCGTTGGCTGTCGGGAATACGATCACGAAGTCGCCATTGGACGACGACTTATCAGATCCAAAGGCCAAGGTCACAACAGCCGCGTTGGAGGAGTTGGCGTTGTAGATCAGAGCCCCGTTGGCAGTGATTGTCGAGTTCGACCAAGTCGTGTCGGCAAAGTCAACATAGGCAGTCGTGCCGGAGGTGGTCGGAGACACCGATGTCAGAGTGTTGCCGCCAGCACTGTAGCCGGTGCCCGTAACCTCGTTGGTCGCGCTGTAGGCCGTCGTCGAAGCGCCAAGCGTGGCGGACGAGGTGTAAAGGGCGATCTTGAAGGTGTTGCCGCCCGGGTTGTCGAAGTCGTGCAGCGCAGACATAAGCTGCGACTTGAACGATGTACACATAGCCGTGGAAATTGCCACTAGAGCCTCCTGATGATTGCGGCCATGTCCTCATGGCCTTGCTTGCCTAGCTGTGCCGCCAGAGTTGTACGGTCTGACCTTACAGCCTGTTTCATGTAGTGGATGATCGCGGGACGGATACGGTCCTTGTACGCCATCGCCTGATCTCGTATTGCCGGGTGGGCCTCCGACGAAATGAACAAGAGCTTGTTCAGAAGGTCTTCGGCAATCTCTTCAACGGTAAAACCCCGCTCGTGCGTGGTCCGTACCTCAAATGCTCCTACGGAGCCAAATCCATTGTTCATCAGTTCGGCGTGATGCGGGGTTCAGAATTTCTGTACGTGTCGGAACGGTTACGGCCTTCGCCGATCATCTTGAGCGCCTCAAGCGATTCCTTGTACTTCCCAGCATACAGGCCAATGAGGTCCTGCTCGCCCTTGAGGTACGTGTACGCCTCGAAGAGGCAGGCATAAAGGAGAGCGTTTTCGGCGTTCTCGCTGAGCCATGTGCCGGTGGGCTGATCAACAATGGACGCCGGTTCGTAGAAGTAGTGAAGCTCGACTTCGTAAGATGAATCCGGTGGAGGACCGATCAGGAAGGTGTCGTTGTCGAAGATCGCGTAGTAGCGGGGAACCCCGGTCGTCGATGTAGAGGGATACGCCTCACGGAGAAACGCAACCTCCTTCGGGAGCAAATACTCGTATGTGCCGTTGTTGTTCACGGCGATGGAGTAGGTCGCCAGATAGTCGGACGGGGTCGTGAGATAGCGGTTGTTCGCCGTTAAATTGCCCGTCACGTTCTTCTTGAGGACCGGGATCTGCACATCATAGTAGATGCGCTGCTCGGCCTGCCGAATGATGGTGTTCATATCGGTGGTCGAGATACCGTTCGAGTCTACCTGAAGGTAGCCGTGGATAGCGCCTACGAGTTGTGCATACGTGAAGGACATATTAGCCCTGCTTCTCCGAAATCCTCAGACCCTTCGTCGCGGCACCGCCACCACGCATCTTCATGGGCTTCTTCAGGATCTTCATGTTCCCGACGTTTACACCACGCCGCATGCCGCCTTCAACGGTTGCATCTGACGGATCCTTGAGCCGTGCGTTCTGCTTCTGCATTTTAGCGACCCCGCTGAATTTTGGTCTTCTGGAGGCGACCGACACCGCTACCGGCACCAGCCCGCATGTCACGATGAGAGCGAGCAGGAGCATTCACAATGCCACCAGCAGCCATCTTCTTCTTGCTCTTCTTGATGATGGTGACAGAGCTACCGCCCGTCACATCACCAGCATAGGGATCTGCCATCTCTTCGATGAGGCGACGGAGACCCTTGCGCTCCTTGGTGGTGTAGCCTTTGCCGACCTTGCCACCGGATGCCATCTTCTTGTAGGTGTACTTCATTTTCTCAAACCATCTTTCCGCGACCGCGACCGCGTTCTGCCTTACCGGCACCACGGACGAGACCGCCTTCCTTCATTGTCTTGCTCTGATTGTCCTTGCGGGGTTCCCGTGTGCGCGGGAAATATGCCCCAACAATCTGGCTCCAGCTTGCGCCACGGGGGACGCGAGGCTTGTTCTTGGTTGGCTTCTTGTCGAGACCCTCTTCATCTTCATCGGGGCGGTTGTTCATGTTGTTTCCGCCGCCGCCACCACCGCCACCGCCGCCGGGTGCCTTGTAGTAGTTCTCGCTTGTCGGAACGAACTTGTCGCCAATGAGAGCGCCCGTTACGCCTTCCCTATTTGTACCGGCTACAGCAAGACCTGTGCCACCGAGAAGATCAACAAATCTACCGGGTCCACGGGTTCCCATGCCCAAGCCCTGACCGAGGGCATAGATCATGTCTGCCGCGCCTGTCGCCGCCTCTTTCTTGGTGAGTTTGTCCTTGGCCATGCTTACACCATCTTCCCGCGACCAACGCCGCGCTTCGCGCAACCACCGGCACGCTTCGCAAGGCCACCCTTGGCGAGGGCCATGCCGACACCCTTACGGGCGAGACCGCCACCACGCATATTCTTCTTGGCCTTCACAGCACCGCCCTTGCGGAAGCCGCGACCCATCGGAACTGAGTCGGCATCGGATGTCATTCCGCCGCCAGCCTGATAGCCTGTGGCACCACCAATAGAACCACCACGGCCCATCGGCTGAGCGCCGGAAGCAATGCCCCGAGAGATAGCGGATGGCATTGCGCCACCACGACCCGGGAGACGCACTGGCTGAGCTTCCATGGATGCCATGGCACCACCACGACCCATGGGGACGGAACCAATATCAGATGTCATTCCGCCACCACGGATAGGGAGGCCCATAGCCCCACCGATGATGCCCTGAATGTCGGAGAACGAACCGCCACGGCCCGAGCGACCAATTGGACGATACATTCCCTCATTGCCACGCCCCGGCCTGCGCATATAGGCATCGCTTGAGGCAAGAGCCTGCATACCCGGCTTCAGATTTGACGCGCTACCGTAGCTGGTAATTCCGCCGTCCTGCATACGCTTGTGAGACTTACGGGCCTTGCCGCCATGCTTCATCTTCTTCATTATAGTTCTCCAGAGTAAGTGATGGGGCTCGGCACCCCGTTGAGATAAATGCCGATCACGCCAACCTGTCCGGTTCCGTAAACAGCGGGGTTTCCTACGGGGTTCCAGCCCCAGAGTTCGCGGCTGACAACCTGTGCAGTGTCAGGCCGGGGATTGTAGAGGGCTTGCGGATCGTTGATCGGCACACGCCCGACGAAATATTGAGGCTGATCCTTGTCGAGGCAATAGGGGCAGTTCTTGATGTTTGTGACGCGACCGGCGACGACTTGAGGCTTTAGCTCGTGGAGGTCATACCTCTGTCCGCACGTATCACACATGCCGAACGCCAGTTTGCCTTTTGCATAAGGGACCGACATCTACATTATACCCTAAAAATCGTATCCGACGAACGGGATGAACCTGTCGCTGGAGCGATCCCGGTCCTCGTCGGCGGCAAGCTGGAACGCCTCGTCATAGAGGTCCTTGAGCATTGAAACGCGGTCAGAAGCCTCTGGCTTCTTGAGAGCAATGTGATATGCCAGCCCGGCAACGAGAGCATTGTAGAACCGGAACGGGATCTCAATCGTCTGGCTGACGGGGTTCGTCGCGTCGTCCATGCGCTTCAGATACCAGTACGCGAGCGTGTAAACGGTGCTGGAGTCCGGAACCGGCCAGAGCGTAATCTGTGGCGAGTTTGTCGCCCTGTTTACATAGATCTGGTAGGGACGCCCCGTCTGGTCCTTTGTCGGTATGTTCGCGTATGTGGACACCGAGATCCTGTTCAGGGAAATGTCGGTGTTGATTCCGGCGCTGCTCGTCCGGCACACATGCTCAATGTAGTCAATCGCGTCAGCCGGGAGCCCGTCGGCAGACGTGTAGGTCTTCTGACCGGCCACAAGAGTAATGGTGCCGGAACGAACAGTCCAGAGGTTCAGGCCCTTGTTGGCCCACTCCGCTAGGAGGAAGTTCATGCTGCGCCGAGCAGTCTTCAGGTCATACCCCGAACGCAGTTCAAGGCCAGCCCTCTCGTAGGCTTCCTCGACCAATTCCCCAATGTCGGGGTTCCAAGTTGTCGTTCCGCTCGTAGCCATTTTCTATCCTAAGTGTGAGCCCCGCTCCAAGAGGCATACCGCCGATTACAGGAGCCGCCTGCCCAAATGCTCACGTTCCCCGCTATCTTAGTGCTTGCCTCTGTCGCCCCTGTTGGGGTC